ACGGGTGATGATATTGCAGAAATAGAATTTAGGTTTGATTTTGATAAATTAAATGCTGAAATAAAAACTCTTATACCTATGATTCAGGATATAGGGGAACATACAAAAAGTATTTTTGGTGAAATAGATAACACTACAAATAGATCAAAAAAATTAGTTGGTAATTTTGATATGGCTTTAGCAACCATAACCCAACTTAATGAAAAAGCATTAAGAGATTTTCAACAAAGAGTAACAAATATAGGATCAACAATTGCTTTACAAATAGACGCTGGTTTAAAAGGCGTGTCCAGGACGCTTGCTGAAGTAATATTATTAGGTAAAAAATTTGATGAAGCTCTAAAGAAAATTGTACAAGAAACTCTAGTAAGTACCTTAGCTTTCTTTATAGAATTAGGTTTAAGATTTGGATTAATTGTCTTATTAGAAAAAATATTTGGCGACAGAATTAAAGAAGCTCTTAATAGTTTAGGTAATCAAAATGATAGTTTAAAAACTCAAAAGAGTTTAGTAGCTCAAATTTTAGGAATAAGATCAGCTCAATTAGTTGTAGAAAAAGGTATAACTCAGGAAAAAAGAAATCAAGCAGACGCAGAAAAAAGTAGAAACAAACAAAGATTTATTAGTATGTTGTTTGGGATACCAATGTTTGCTGAAGGTGGTTTATTAAAAAGAGGACAGCCAGCCATCGTGGGCGAGCGTGGAGCTGAGCTTGTAATTCCTAGTGCTAATGGACAAGTATTTTCTAATGAAGATAGTAGAAATATTTTAAGTGGTTCAGGTTCAGGTTCAACAAATGTGAACTTTACAATTGTTGCAAATGACACTAGAGATTTTGATAATTTAATTACAAAAAGACGAAGCCTATTAGTAAACTTAATTAACCAGGCTTTAAACGAAAGAGGAAAAGAGGCGTTAGTATAATGAGTGGAAATTTACCAACATCGCAAGGATTTCAAGTAATGAACTTTAAATCTGAAAGACCAACTTTAGTGTCTAAATCTGTATCAGGTAAAAGATTTTCAAGACAAGTAGCGTCACAATTTTTTTCATTTAGTTTAAGATTTCCAAAATTACAAAGATCTGATTTTGCTGAATTGTTTGCTTTTGTAGTAAAACAAAGATCTCAAAAAGAAACATTTAACGTAGTTTTACCAACAATTAGTAAACCAAGAGGTACTATCTCAGGTACTATAACAGCTACGGGAACGGCTGGATCAACGTCTGTGACGCTCTCAGGCGGTTCAGGGACGATGAAATCAGGCGATTTAGTCAGATTCGCTAATCACGATAAAGTATATATGGTGGTTTCTGATAACAGCGATGTATCGTCAAACGCTCTTGTAATTGAACCTGAGCTTAGATCCGCTTTATCATCAACTAATATGACTTATGATGATGTACCATTTAGCGTAAATATGGTTAATGATGTCCAGGAATTTACAACGGGTACAAGTGGTTTTTTTGATTTTGAAATAGATTGTGCGGAAGATTTATAATGTCTAGGAATTTACATACAAACTTTGTTACAGCTTTACAAACAAAAGATTTAAAACCAGTTTATTTTGTATTTATAGATTTTTCTACACCTATATATTTTACAACAGCGAGTTTTGATATTACTTATGATAGTCAAACATATACTAAAAATGGTTTCTTTTTAAATATATCTAATGTGAATGAAAATGCAGAAATCACACAAAATAGTATGAACATAAATTTATCAGCCGTAGATCAAAGTTATACTAGAGTTATATTGTCAGAAAACATTTTACAAAAACAAGTTAAAATACATTTAGGTTTATTAGATTCAAATAATTCATTAATTGATGGAACATATTTATTATTTGATGGCAGAATAAAAGAATTTAATATCGATGAAAATACTAATCAAAGTATTATAAATTTAACTTGCGCGTCTAATTTTGCTGATTTTGATTTAACACTTGGAAGATCTACAAATGAAACTTCACAACAAAGATTTTTTTCAGGTGATCGTGGTTTTCAATATGCTGGGGTAACCGTTCGTGAGATAAGATGGGGACGAGCATAAAATTTTGTAAAGAGTCTGACATAGAATTTTTGGTTGGAATAATTGATGAACAATTAGACGAAACAAATCAAAAAGGTGATAAAGAATTAATATTTAAAAATTTAAAATCATTTGTAAAA